AGTCATCTTCCAGATGTAAACTTGATTCAAGGAGAATTCTGGACTTGTTGACATACCAACATAGGTAGTTGATACACCAATAATATCTACTGTAATAGAAGCACCAACACCAGTAAGGGTAGTGCTACCAATACCTTCTCTATATTTTCCAACAATACTAAGATCGCTTCCATTAGGATCTGCAACATCTAAAGATGCCGTATCACTGTAATTTGTTCCACCAGAACCAATATTGTAAATTAATGTTCCACCAATACCAATAGTTGCAGTTATTGAAGCGTCAGTTCCAATACCACCATAATCATGTGTACATACTTCTAATTCTCCCATTAACTGATTATATCCAGAACCAAATGTTAGGTTATACCAAGGAGCAGCAGTACCACCAGTCACATAGTAGTGAGGTATAGTACTAACTCCAGCATTGACTCTAAATGTCTTAGTAGAAACAATTCCTGTAATATCTAATTCTTCATCGTAATCTGGGAATATATTGGTTGTAATACCAATTCTAACTTCACCACCACTTACATATTGATGTGCAACAGTCGATATACCAACACTAGTAGTAAACTTAGTAGAGTTGGTAACATTTCTAACTGTATAGAAATAACCTTGTACACCGCTAGGATAAGTTTTAGCACCATACACACAAGTTACTCCAATTCCACTCAACTTAAAGTTTGATGGATTTACTAATCCATGATTCTCAGCAGTAATTTGTAAGACTCCTGATGTAGGATTGTACACTGCGTTTGTTGGAGTCAGAGCAGCACCAGACCAAGAATCAATGTAAATTGTACTTGATGCAGCACTGACAAATGTGTGAGCATAATTACCACCACGAACAACTGCTCCAGTTAAAGCACTTTGGAAACTATGGGCGTATCCACCACCAGTTATAACAGCGTTACTTGCTTCGTGTCCTGCCATAATATCATAACGATGCTCACTAGTATCAGTTGAAACACCAACTTGTAAAGTAACATATCCAGTCTGCTTTTTAATACCACCAGTAGTAGCACTAGAGAATATATGCTCGTATTGATCATTAGGTCCAGACTTTCCAACATCTACTGCAAATGTATCAACAGTAGTGCTTGCAATAGATACCCACTTAGCATGAACTGGATCTGATACACGAGGATATGCATGAGCGATTCTATATCCATCTCTACTACACTTAAGTGATATTGCTCCAGTATCAAACTTAACTCTATCACTATTCATAAATCCATGACCAGCAACAGTAACTGTCATGATACCTACATTAGGATCATACACTGCATTAGTTGCTGTATGAGAAGTTGATCCAACAGAATGAATACCAATAGGAGCATCAAACGCCTGATCTCTCTTCTGATCCATACTACCAACACCTGCTGCTTGGAAGGTATGAGTGTAAGGACCACCACCAACAATTTGTGATCTTGTAATACCACTTGCTATACCAGAAGAGAATATATGATCTGATTTGTCAGGAGATACTCCAATATTTACTCTAAATGTATTTGTAGTAACATGTGATACCTGTGTCCACTTACCACTATAAGGATCAGTCTCTCTAGGATATGCATGTGTTGTGCAGTAGTTATCTTTAGCACAAGTAAATGTAACCGAACCAGTCTCAAATCTAACCCAATCACCGTTACTTAGATTGTGATTAGCAGATGTAACAGTCATGATACCTACAGTACCATCATACTGTGTACCAGTCTCAGCAGTTAATCCTGTATTTGGAACAAAGTGATGTGTAGAAATATTTGTAGAAGGTTGTGATGCTAAAACTTGGAATGAAATACTATCAGCAGTTGTTGAAGCAATTGAAACTGCAGTATTGTAACCAACAGTGTCAGTTGATCTTGGATAGTAATGTAGACTTTGATAAGTATCAAGACCACATCTAAATGCAAATGATTCAGGAGATAATCTTATACTTACTCCAGTCATGAAGTTATGATCACCAATTGTCGCAGTTACTATACCAGCAGTAGGATCGTAGATAGCACTAGAAATACTAAATGGTTCTGCAGTAGACTTACCAACATCAACTGAGAAACTAGTTGTTGTAATGCCTGTTATAGGTAACCACTTACCACTGACAGGATCAGATGCTCTTGGATATGTCTTAGTTGATGTACCTCCATCCATATCACACTTAAATGATATTGAATCATTATCAAACTTGATCCAATCACCATCACCAAGTAATCTACCGCCAGGTACAACTGTTACTGTCATGATACCTGCATTGGCATCATAAGTTGCACCATTGACAGTTTGCGTATCAATAATATTTCTAGGATAGGTGTGAGTTGATATGTAACTATCTGTATTACATCTAAAGATCAAACCACCTTCTTTCAGTTTAATATTTGTGCCAGTTGCTAATCCATGCTGACCAATATTAAGATCAAGGAATCCAGTAGTAGGTGTATAAGTTGCAGTAGTAATACTGTAGTTAACAATAGGAGATGTTCCTACAGTTATAGCAATACCAGTAGCAGTAGTAGAAGCAACAGATATTGCAGTGTCAAATACAGGATCAGTAATTCTAGGGTAAGATTTAGTCTGACTATTACCATCCATATCACACTTGAAGAAGAGTGAATTATCTTTAATCTTGATGCTAGTACCAGCAACAATATTATGATTAGGAATAGTCATTGTCATGATGCCAGCATTAGCATCATAGATTGCATTGGTAGGAGTAAATCCTACATTTGTTGTGATACCTACAAACACATCAAAAGTATCTGTAGTAACATTCCTTACCTCAAGGAACTTATTATCCGCAGGATCACCTGCTCTTGGATAAGTGTGATTTGTATATTGACCATCCATCTCACATGTAAATGTAAGACCGTCTGTAGTAATAGCAACTTGACTAGGATCAGTAAATCCATGTGCAGCATCTGTTATGATTGTAGCAATACCACTAATATGATCATATACGAATGATGTTATACCAAGAGTATTACCATATCCAGTACATGCAAATTCAAGTCCTTCTAACTTGACAGGATCACCAATTAAGAAACCATGATCACAGTCTGTACTTATTTCAATAATACCATTAATATTATTGTATGTGGCAGTACTAATACCAATTTTATGTCCTGATGTAGGGACACCTACAATATCAATAATATTACCTGCAGAGTTTATAACAGGTCTTACTTTCGCACCTACAAATGGAGCATATCCTCTACCTGGCGTAGATGCCACAGAAATTATAATACCACCCCTAGGCAATTGATTTTCGTTAATATCCCCTATGTCTATAATTGGATCCGTGAATCCAAAGGAACTAATACCAGTAAACTGCACACTAGCAATTCCAGCATTTTCAATTATCTTAAAGTTTGCATTAACATTATTTTCACTAAATGGTGCTTGGAAGATATTATTGATGAACAATACACCATTACCACCAGTAGTACCAATACCAGTTACGGCAGCACCAATAGAGGTAAGTGGATAAGTTGTTTCTAACCCATCAAAACTTTCAGATAGATCATCAAACAGTTGGTTCTTACTATAGTCATTTCTTAAGAATGTTCTACCACCAAATGTTGCTCTAGCAAAAGGTAGATTATTAGGATTCAAAATACCAGTGTCACCACCAAGAGGTGCTTGAGTAAAATGAACCTGACTGTCTAGAATCTGGAATGATCCTCTAAAGAGTCTTACTGTCTCTCCAGCAGCGTGTGGAGTAGCAGCAGTACCAACTGCTCCTCTTTCCACTTCAACGAGTGTCCAAGTACCAATACCAACAGCAGGACCAATAGTAGTTGTACCAAATCCAACAGTTTTTACTATGGAATATTCATCTTCAATCTTAAGAAGATCACCAGATGTAATAGATGAAATACCACTCAATACAAATGCAGTTACAAAACCAGCAACAGGGACATCCAATTCATAACTTATAGATGTATATGATATTGGTTTTTGTACAAGACCACTTAGAGATAACATAGATTTAGAATCTCTCTTTCTCATAGAGATTCTATGCTGGTTACCTGCACCAGAATCAGGAACAAAGGTTACTGCAAATCCTGCTCTAGCATCACTTTCTGATAATGCTAATCTAAACTGTCTGTTATTATCTTTGATACAGTAAACTGTTTCAGGAAGACGAGCAGTACCAACACCTGTATAGTATACAAGACCAGTTCCAGCAATACCAATAAGGTTAGAATCTGCCTTATAACTTAATTGCTCAAAGTTCATAAAGAAATGTTCTTGCTCAAATCTACCAAATCCGTAGTTGATCTGAGAAGGATCAGAAATATTTGTCTCACGAGCATAAACTGGTACGCCTTTATATGTAAGATCAAATGATTTAATATCTCTATTGTTAATACCTAAGTATGTGTTTTGTGAAACAGATTCATATACTTGACCATAATTTAATTCTCCAACACCATCTAATGTACCATTAGGATCTTTCTCTTTATAAAGAATTTCATTATACGCTGTAATACTAACGATACCAGAAACAGAAGGATGGAACTCTAGGTTAAGGTGACCATCTGTTCTGTAGGTAGAACCAAATGTACCAACTCCAGTTGTACTTCCAATAGCAGCAACTGCATATTCTGATATGAAAGATTGACTCTTTTCGGGATCAGATAATAAGTATATTTGATGAATTGATTGTGTCTCACCTATTGCAACATGGACTGTTGATTTTACACTCAAATCTCTAATACTTGCTATACCAACAATTGTTGATATACCTGCTTTTGCTTGACTAGTAACTTCTAATCTACCTGTTCTTTCAGTTCCATCGGGTGTGAATGGAATCTTAAATCTATAATTTGTGTTTACTCCAACAGCAGAAGGATCAATAGCAATGGTCTTAAATTTAACATTTACATTTCTTTGACGACCATTTTCAAAGTTAAGTTTAAGAACACCACTATCAATCTCAGAACTAAATGTACCAATAAACTCAGGAGCAGATAATCCACTTAAATTTTGCTTAGTATTGAACGCTCCTAACTCAGTCAAATAAGTATCGGTTCCATCATGCATTACTGCATATTCTAGATAATCAACTTGTTTTGTAGCAGATGAACCAGCACCAGGATTATCAATCGCTAAGAACTGCACAAGAGCAGCTTTCATGCTTGTAGTTGTTACACCTATAATATTTGTTGTACTACTAACTCCAAGTGTAGACGCAGCACCTGCCTGAACCAAACCACCATCTAATCTAATATGTCCAAACGCAGTTGTCCCAACACCCACAGAATCGGCAAAATTAGTCTGTAATGATTTGACTTCATAGTCAGTATCGAATGGTTCATTAGGTCTGAATATAAGTCTTGTTTTTGAGACACCAGCATCATACCGTGTATCAAATTCAGCATATCCTGTTCCTAAACCAACTTGATCAAAATTCTTAAGTTCTGCCTTCTGCATCAAGAATGTATCTTGATCTAGGGTAATAGAAATAAATTCATTTATTTGATAATGATTTTTTCTAGGATCTTCCGCTTTGAAAACAGTTTGGGTTAAGAATCTTTGGAAATACCTTCCTGCAGGATATTGAGCGACTACTCTAAAATCACTTAGATCATTAGACTCATTAGACACAAATTGAGAACTAATATCGTCAAGATTTAAAACACGGTTAGTTTTGTTTAAAATAAAGTCAGATAGTCTAGTATTTCTTAATTCTACAAATTTGGAGATATTTCCAACTGATAAGAAGTCTCTAGCAAGGTCATATGGATATATTGAGTCCAGTCTCATTGGATCTCCAATAAAGTCAAGAACTAGACCACCAGCATCTTCTGCAGGTTGTATAAAGTCACCAGGTGTACCTTCTGTTACAATCTCAGTATTTGCAAAGTTTTTAAGTCCAGTTGGGTGTACTATATCATTAACATAGTTAATTAAGTCTTCATATGTCTTAGGACTCTCAATAGCATAAGACATGTTCTGATAGTAGTCATTATCAGGTAATACTTGATTGGTATCGTTAATAATACCAATATTGTCTCTCCAACCAACTAAAGTCTTAACAGAAGAAGATAAATTAAAACTTCCATCAAATTCAGTAATTTGAACAACTCTTGCTTCAGATCCACTTAATTTACCACTCAATACATCAGTAACTTCAATTGGTTCAGCACCACTAACAACTATCCTTGCACTATTGCCATCAATAAAGTCTAATTGTATATCAGCGTCTGCTTTATTATTTTTCTTGAAAGGTTCATTAGTTATGAATGTAGAATCAATTTTTATTGCTTCAAATCTAGCAACAAAATCATTTTTAACTAATTGACCAAATCCAAATGATACTGTAGCACCTGTGCCAGGATTTGTACTAATTCCATTTAAATCAAAGGTTACCTGCCTTGGGTTAACTGCATCATTATAATCTGTTACTGTGAATGGTGCAAATTTATAATCACCCGAATTATATCCATCACCAGATCCAGCATCAAAAGTTATACCTTCAACTAAGACTGCATCACCAATAGCAAATGGTTCTTCATCATATCCCAAAACAGGAGTACTAATCTTACAAGTTAACACACCTACATCGGTCTGTACACTCATAATACTAATACCATTACTATTTCTTATTGGTGCAATGCCAAAATCATTATTTGACAATCCAACAGGTGATACGGAAACTTTTGCACTTACAACAGCAGAATCACTTAACTCGCAAGTTATAAGACCGTTATCTAAGATCTCACCAGTTGCTTTATCGTACAATGCTAGAGATGGAGCATTAACATAGAATTTACCACCAAAGAGAACATTAACTTGACCAATAGTTGCAAAATTATCAATATCAATTATTCTAGGAATAAATGCATCAGGTTTAAGAGTATTGTCTGAAGGATATCCATAAACATCTTCAGGAACACGCATTTCTTCCAATCTATTAATAATTGTTGATTCTGGTATTAATGTTGCGTTAATACCATTACCACTAATACTAGAAATGCCAGGTAACTTAGAATACCCAAAACCACCACTAACTAGGTTAACAGTAGAGATACCACCAGTTGCATTGCTTGATTGTGTGTCATATTCCAATATTTCACAATCAGAATTTTTATACTGTAAACTTTCTGGTGAAGATTTTAGATTAAAGGTAAATTCAGTATTTCCTATTGAAATAACACTATGAGTCCCATTATAGTTACTATCAACATATTTGATTTCACTTCCATTAATAACTGTTCTATCTGCAGTAGATAATCCGCTAGGACCAAAAACATTGTAATATAGAGTCTTAATATTATCAGAATAATTTAATTTTACTGTTGGATGACCATCAGAGTCAATTGCAGTGGATGCAATACCAACAGTTGCCAAAGTAGTGACTCCAACAACTTCAAATCCAAGACTTGTACCAGATCCAACAAATTCATTGAAGAAATTAGTGTCATAGAAGAACTTCAAATCATATCCACTCATGGATGGATGACTCAAATCAAAATTAAGAGTATTATTCTTAAATGGTCTTATTTGAGGGTTAATTGGGTTGATACTCCAACCACCACTACCAGTGCTTGTAAAATCAATAACTTCTGGTTTTTTAGCAATTGCTTGTTTTAATGTATCTGCTATTTGTAATGTATCATCATCAATTTTGATTACATAGTATTCTCTTTGCTCTACTCCACCTGGTAGATTACTTCCATAGTAGTAAACTCTATCACCAGTAATCAATCCATGATTTATTGAAGTAATTCTATTGGTACTAGTGTTAATACCAGATGCAGCAACATTTAATGGATTGACAATCAAATAGTCATCAAGTATCTTTAATGCAACAGAAGAAGTTGTTCCAATACCAGTTGTTAGACCAGGTTTTACAATTAGATCAATTCTGTCATCATCTTCTAATTCATGACTCTCTGATGTCTGGATAGTTCCAGTAATTCTTTGTGTTTTACCTGTAACTTGTGTATATTGTTTTTCTAGTAGATAATCATACGCATCACTACCACCACTGATAAAATGCAATTCATTTGATGATTTAGTGGTCTTTAGTCCAATAGTATCATCAGTTTTCCTTACAGCATAGACAGTAGATGGTAAAGTAAAGGTTCCAGCATATATTGCTGATGTGGCAACAGATATGTTTGTTCCACCTGAAGGAATACTAAACTCAAGTGTATCATTGGTTTTAAAACCATGATTCTCCAAAAATATTGATTGGGTAAGAATAGATCTATCAGCAGTAACTCCAAGATACTGATATGCCTTTGTTATAGTCTGTCCTACAGTTGTACCAAATCCTACTGCCTCTGATGGGTTGAAAAATACCTTTTCATCGGGATCAGACTCAAAATAATCAGTTCTAACTAAAACTTCGTACTGATCAGGAACAAAGGATACTCCAATACCTAATTGACCTGTAGTTGCAACTCCAACTGATCTACGAATTCGTAATACACCATCATCATGATATACATTAAGAACTTTAGCAGTTTCTGATCCAATACCAGCAGTTGTACCAAATCCAATAGTAGAACCTATGGATATTGATGCTGGAATAGATTGTACTCTAATATCAGTTACAACTCCAACAAATCCATCATCTAAAAGTTTTGTACTAAACTCAATTTGATTAATTATATGACTACCATTCAATTTGTCAACTGCAGTTGATAAACCAGCAATAACAATATCATCTTTTAACTTAAGATCATGAGATGGTTGAATATATCCAGTTACCCTATCTGCTCTCCATTTAAATACAGTATTTTCATAATTTAAAAATTCTGTAGTAATTTTATTAATAGTTTTGCCAGATAATCTTTCAATATATGCACTTGCACCTGTACCACCAGTATCACTATTATCAAAGATAACATTTGATCCAACACTATAACCTGTACCTACTGATGCTATTCTTACACCTGTTATAGGACCAGTTTGAAGTTTATCAGGTCTTGCAACTTGAGAAACAAAATTATATGGTTGATATACAAAATCATAACCAGCACCCTCCCCAAACATCTTGTATGGGAATGTATTTCTTACTAATTTGGAATTTTCAAAATCAAATGTTGTTTGCTTGATTTTTTCACCAGCAACAGTATTAATTCTGATAGGACTTCCTCTAAATGTATCACCAATGTAGTATGGATACTGTGGATCATTATTTACATCTACAGAAGCATAATATGCATATATTCCATTAGGAAAATCAGGTGTTTTAGCAAATCTACCGTTATGTTCATCTAGATCACCAGAGGTATCATAATAATAGTCTTCAATAAATGATCCTGCAGGCCAATCTGCTGTAGAAGGTCTATTATAAACTCTAGTTGAATCTAACTTATAAGATGTCAGTAATTTTCTTGATGAAGACTGAATATCATCAATATCATCAAAACCATATGGTCCGTAAATGGGTATACCATCATATGCCCATCCAATAATAGGAGAATGACCACCACCATTGTCATTAAATGATTCTCTAATGGTTTTACCATATCCTATTGACTCAACCGCCAAACCATCTTCTACTGGACCTAGATATTCACCATTTGTAGTTCCTGAGGTGGCATACTGGTTAGTAGATAGTCTTCTAACTCTTGTAGAGAATGTAGCAGCATCACCAGGTGATTTAACACTAACAGTAGTCCCTCCTGCAGTATAACCAATACCTGAAGATATTACAATTACACTACCAATAGAATCTCCGTCCATAACAGCACGAAGTTCAGCACCAAATGCAGTTCCTGCTCCAACTACAGATATATCTGGAGGTCCATCGTAATCTATACCACCACTTTGTACAAATGCGTCTAAAATTCTACCATTTATTATAGTTAAACCTATCTGACCAAATCTTCCAGATCTAATAGAAACTGAAGGTGCTTTTTCAAAATTAATTATATCTGAACCATAATTTAGACCTCTATCATACATGATAGTGTCTGTAATAGTACCACGAACTATTGGTGTTACATTTAATGTTAATTGAGAGTCTAAATTAGTGATAACATTAAGATCAACTGTTACAGGAGGATAGAAGAAGTCCTGATAATCAGATCCTGAATCACCAAATCTTATATACTCTTTATTAGAGTAATTTGTAGTATTTGGAACTCTAGCAGTAGCGACACCTGACTCACACAGTCTAAATTTATCAGTATCAATAGTTAATACCTGATATTGTGCGGTAGTTGATAATCCACTAATAACAGTTCCCCCAGTAGAAGAAATTCCGTAATGAACTACTTCTCCATCTTTGAATCCGTGGTTATCAAACTGGATAAAATCTCGTGCTGTACTAATACCTGCAGGTAAGACTGATATCTTCCTGTTAGCATATCCTTCTCCACCATCGAGAACAGTAACACGAGAAATTCTTCTCTTTGTTTCAAAATCCCTAAAAGCGTGAATTCCTGAATTTAGGTTAACAGCATCTGTGTTAAACCCAACAGTATTTACTCCAGCAACAGAGTCTGCTTTAGATCTGTATATTTGGAATATGGTAGAACTAGTGATACCAATATAATATGACTGATTTTCTACTAAACAAGTATCAATTCCAACATTAGCAGTAGTTGCTAAACCAACAGGATTATTATTATTTGGATTGTAGATTACTCTATCGCCAGTTTGATAAAAATGATTTTTGTTTAGAATAAATCTATTATCTACAGGATCAATCGTACCACCATCATAGAAGGACTTTGCATTGAATTCAAATGTTCTATAATTTAATTCAGTGACTGCTTGTGCTTTAGCACCTTTACCATTACCACCATGAATATCAACTGAGACTACTTTCTTAATTTCAAACTCTACTGGATCGATTTGAATACCAGTTATTGTACCAGCAATAGAAACTCTAGCAAAAGCAGTATTGACTCCAGTAGTATTATCCTCGATAGTTAGTAAGGGAGGATTTAATACATCATAGTTAGTACCTGAGTTAACTACATCTAATGCTTTTAGAGGTCCAAAAAAGATTGATTTGTCTGATTTATAATTACGAATCTCAACACCATTTATCAACATTCCAGTATTACCTGAAAGTGTCCTATCTGATGTTGTTCTTTGTTCTCTACCTACAGTAAGATCTTGCTCTAGAATATATTTCTTAAGTTTTCTACCTGGAAATATAGATCTTCTTGCTTGTTCTACTGAAACAAAATCATGTGTACCACTAGTTTTAGGAGCAACAAATTCTTGAGCAATACCCGATGGAATAAATGATCTAGATTGATATAACTTAATTTGGTTAGAAGGACTTAATACTTCAACAAAATAAGAGTTTCTATCTAATCCAGCAATAGGATCAGATCCAGATGAAGGGATATATACAATTTCATCACCAGTTCTAAATGGTACAGGATTAGTAAATGATATGATTGTAAATTTATCAGTTAATGTGTTATACCCTTGGAAGTTGCCACCAGATACTGTAGGATCTATTAATATAGAGTGAATTTTATCACTATCAATTTGATATGAAGGTAAAGAGTTTGCAGCAACATACGCTTCTGCCTTTGTACTCTCGGTTTTGTTCTTATCTACAATATATGTGTTACCAATATCAGTTAAGATTTGATTTTGACCACCAATGATGGGAACTATACTACTAGTTGCTTTACTTTGTACTCTTCTAACATCATAAGATAATCCTTCTACTGTAGTGAAGGTTCCAGAGACATTTATAGAATTATTTGGAATATTTACATAAGATACGGTTAAATTGGATGCTTGAACAGTTTCTGTATTTCTAACAAGCAATTCAATCGAATCGCCAATCTTTAAACTAGAATCATAGATGATACCAGTCAAAGTAAATGTAGATCCAGTTAAATCTGATATTTCATACCTAGCACTAGTGTTATAAATCCAAGAATTGAAGAATACCTGCTCATAAGTTTTTGTTAGTCTAGGATTAGTGATAAAGCGTCCTAAATTTTTAACTTTGATTCTAGATTCAGGATTTAGACCAAATAAATCTTGATTGCTGTCAAATTCTCTTAAAACAGCAGTAATTCTCATGTTGACCCTTTTAGTTAGGTCGTTATCTTCAAAACCATAAACTACAGTTGGAGTAAAGACATTTGTAGTCGAAGGAATGTCAATACTAGTGGTTGTAACACCAATAAACTGGTTTACAGTCTTCTCAGAGTAATCTAATTTTTGATAATGACTATCTGATACTTGACCAACTTCAAAACTACCAGTTTGACCAAAACCAATTGTGGAATCAACTGTTAATACAGTTGCACCTAGTCCAACTTGACCAATAACCTGAGTTCTACCTGGAACAATGAATGTTCCTTGAATTAAAGCTCTATCATCATAACCAATGAACACAGAAAGACGATAATAGTTGTCTCTAATCTGTACAACCTCTGAAATAGGTCCACTGGCAGCATTTATGTTAGGATTATTGATTTCATTGTCTTGAAATAGAGTTTGACCAATTAATTTCTCTGGATCACCTGATACCAACTCAACAGCAAAAGATTCCCTTCTTAGATAGTTTGCATAGGAGGGTTTTATGAGGTATTTTTCAAGATCATTGATTTTTGGTTCAATACCAAATAATGCTTTGAATAAAATCTTGAAAGATTCGTCTGTACCCTTAGATTCGTATAAACTTCTTGCTTCTTTGACAAAATTAACAACATCTAACTCAGGACTTAATGGTACACCTTCTAAACCAGGTGTATACATCGATTTCAAGTTAGTGTATATCTCTGTTAGAAATAATGCACTTAAATTTTGTACCTTAGAGGACTCTGTATGCTCTCCAGCGACTGATTGAGACCATTCAAGATTACTAGGATCATTTATCTTGCGGTATGTAGTAATACCACTAAAACCCCTAACACAACCAGTGAAGGAGTTTGTAGTAAGACCACTATATGTAATAATCTCGTCATCAACCTTCAGTAGACCCCATTGATTAGGAAATCCTTTGGTACTAAATGTTCCAATACCTATTTCAGTCTCTGTTGCACTAATACTAGATGCTAAGGCAACTTCTCCATGTATAACATCTCTAGTTAAGTTGTCAATACGAATATATTTGTCAATATTCTCTGCTATATCTACAACACCACCCTGAAACTCTTGAGATATGTAATATTGCTCAAGAAAATCTTCTAACAGAGGATTTTCTGTTAATGCAAATTCTGGAACTGTATCCGCAACTACCTGATGAGTCTTGACTCTCGAAGATAGGGGACTATAGGTTTCTATCATTCTTTATTTTCGCCTAGTGATGGTTCCGTTAGAGTAACTAGAGGTTACCTTGTATCCAATTCCAGATATTTGTTGTCCAGAAGAAATGGTGTCTCTCACGATATTTATCTTAGTATTTGACATGTCTAATTGAAGGTATAAATCCTTCAATCCAATAATATCATTAGATTCTGGATAAACTTGTATTTCAATCAATCCAGATGCAAGAGAAGACTCCGTAATCTTGATTGTATTGATAATAATTTCACCTTTTACATAATCTACAGTACCAGCATTAGGAACAACAACCGTTGTTAGAGATTGTTCGATATCTGATAGTTGAACTACCGCAAGATTACCAGTTTTTAGGTCTTCATTAGGAATATCAGAGAAATAAAGTGTTTCGTTATTACCTTCAACCTTAAATCCTGTACTTTTTATGTTTTTACCCCTAGGATCAACATGAAATTCATTTCCAAAGCATAATTCATACTGAGCATAGGCATTTAGTATTGGTTTTAGATCTCTCCTAATCGTTAATTTAGTAATATTAGATGTAATCGCAGAATTTGCATTATCAATGATAGATTGTGCTTCAGAATATTTAAATCTACCACCAAATGCGTTCAAATTAGTGTCAGTTCCATATGAAGTGATAGCATTGATAACTTGTGCCTTCAATCCTTCAGTATCACTGTAAACATTTGGATTATAATATGCATTGACATTCAATTCAACATAAAGAATCTTAAGATCAACAATTCTTTGGTTTATTCCAGCAATTGCATAACTTTTTAGTCGTTCTAATATCAAAGACTTACTAAAGTCAGACAAATATGTAGCATTTCGAGGTTTGATGCTCAATACTACGGTTCCAAATTCAGGTGGATCCAATTCTTCACCACCAATAACAGAAACAGACTCTGCATCAGGGAATATGCTCTGTATAATTGCTTCATAATCCTTTGTTGTAACCGCCCTGTACTGCGATGAATAGATTCTAGGTGCAATGTACTTAATAGACTCTACATCTTCGATCTCACCGCCTCCTTTAGCGGATTGAACAGTAGATACTACAACAGTTGTAGAAGAATCTATAGAATTACCAGCATCATCTACAGCATTACCACTATAGGCAAAGAATTTTCCGTCATTACCTTCTTTTCCATCAGTGATAATATAGGTTACTTCAATAACATCACCACTATCGAGTTTTTTACCAAATAAACCATCACCAAACATCAATTCATATTGCTCATCCTTAACTTCTTGGATTAGGAATATGTTAGACTTCTCGTTAATGCCTGTAATGTTGTCTAAAAGTGAATATTCTAGTCCAGCACTCGCTCCTGCCTTAGTAACAAAGACTCTAATACTATCTGTATCAACAAATGAGTTCTGTAAGATAAATCTTTGATCTCTTGTTCCATCTACATTGAAAGTTTTCTTTAATAATGTTCCCTGAAAGACATTTAGATTATTAAATGTAGCAGTTCTAGGAGGATTTATCGTAGTAGTGCTATTAGAATCAATAGGAGCAGGTACTGATACATCATCTGGGATAGAAAATGTAAAAGATGTATTATCCTGAGCACCAACACACACCAAACCCTTCTTCAAAGTGACAGTATTACTATTTCCGTTAAATTTAAAATCAAAATTTATGATTGCCTTAGACGATTTGCGTGATCTAGGGACATATCCTATGTTTCTTGCTAATGAAACAACATTTTCTCTCAGTGTTGCTGAATCCAAGAAGGATTCATTGACCACCATGTTGCTATTGAACGCTGTAATATAAGTATTATACGCTAAAATGTCGATCAATACCGACATGTTTGACCCTTCATAGTCAAAATCAGTAAAATTTGAATTCGCACGAAGATAATCTCTTATTTGAGACTTAATTTGATCAAAATCTAAGTTTGTAAACTTCGTTACTGCCATGTTTTTACCTGGTTGCTTCTAATAAGAAGGAAAATTCTGTTATTGGTATCTCTTCACCTACAATATCAAAGGCAATTTTGATCTCAAATGCATTTTCATCGGGTCTGGGAACCGCTTGCACCTTAATATTAGTCACTCTAGGTTCAAAAACCTTTAAAATATCAATAATTTGAGTTGCAATTATACTACCAGTTGCAACATCAACAAAACCAAATAGACTATTAGTGACATCTGACCCCAAATCGGAATAAAATCTTTCTTTTAGACCAGTCTGAACCAAATTACGCACACTACGAACAATCGCTCTCTCATTTTTTAGTACATTTAGGTCTCCTGTAACAGGATTTGGTACAAATGAAAGATCTATATCCTTATATGAGCGAGATTTTAAGGTCGTCACCAGTATTAATAACAGGTATCAGGTTTATTTATACGCTATTTTCTCAATTCCATCTAGTGACAGTTAATTCAATGCTATTATCATCCATCTCCCACTCCTCTACTACCTGCCATCCTTCTTCCTTCATAGTATTATGTACAGTCATTCTGGCATATTGTTGAGTTACCTTCTCAATAAATCTTTTTGGTGGTACAGGACTTTTCCAAGTCTGTATATCTGCTACTAATTCATACTCTGTACCATTCCAACGGAATCCAATATCATTACCTATTGCTAGATCAACCTTTACCTTTTCATGTTGATGATCTATAGGGTTAATTAATAGTTGATCCTCCTGTACATCGTACTGAAGGATCTCTAGTGCTTCGATTAAAGCAGGTTTATTTGTTATCTTAGTCTTTATCTTACTGAAATGCGACATTAGCAACCTTCTGAGTCGTGTACAAATTCTTCAACTGTTTCAGTCTCGTAAAAGGCAGGAGTAAAATCCCTAAACAATACATTACCAAGTTCATCTTCTACACCTTTAGTTATTTCTAAACATTGACTACCAGTTACACCAGATGTCTCTACTGAGACTACACCATCTTGACGAATGGAATACTTGACTGTTTGTTGTTTTGACATAACTAAAAAAGTGGATGTGTGTTATTTAGTCACCAAGTTTTAGAGTGAGTGTTTACATCACCTTCAACATGGTTATGATCTATCTCATCTATGTGAGCGTGTTCTATATTGAAATGCTCTAAAGCATTTGCAATTCGTTCGAGTGCATCAGCAATGCGAACTATTTCAAGTGTTTGATAATCTCCACTCATGAATTTGCTTCCTTCAATGCTTCAACTATAATTCTTTTAAGTTGATTTGCTTTTTTCTTACCAAGTCCTGCTCTTGTGTCTATCTTTACTTTGACCCAATAGAGTCCTATAAGAACAAGTACAAAAGGAATAGAATCTTCCCATGAGATTTCATTCCATGCTTCCACGACATTCAACATTGCCATGTATTCACCTGGTCCAATCATTTTCCTTGTCCTCTATAAGGTTTACGAGCCGAGTTTCGGGCGGTAGGGGAATTTTTTGTATTCTTAGAATTACCCTGTCTGGTCTTCTTTTGATGAGTTTGAATATGAGTCCCTGTTGGACTCGTGTACATTGTTGCCATAAGTTTCGTGTGAAATAGAATCTGGGTGTGGATACCCTACCTCATAATAACATTGAGATAGTTCCACCATTTTATCCATAAAATCCTCTTCAGAGAGATCTGTGTAGACCTCTCCGTCCTTGATAGTAATCTTATATAACTCGTTGCTTTTCATGTCCCACTCTAATACGAGGGTCACACCAGATCTCGAATCCTGCTTCTAGAGCATCGAGACAGAATGATACATCTTCTCCACACATATCTTGTACCTCTCCAGACTCAAAGACTTGCATCTTAGGTGCGAACCAAGGATACTTCATCTCTTCATGTTCCCATACACCATTCTTGATGAGTACCCAACCAAATCCTGTATAGTCTACAGTAAAAGGTTTGCGTCTCTTAGACATAGTTTCTCCAGTCTCATGATTCATAACTCCACCGTTGTTACGGAAGTTATCCTCATCCAACCAGTGTGCTACAGAGGTAGTCTGACCATCTTCGGTCATATACCATCCTGCTGCGATATCCTGATCCATGAGAACGAGTTGAAGGAACTTCTCAGTGTTAAAGACAATATCACTATCGATCCATAACTGGTAGTCGTACTTAAGTTTACCATCCCAAGGAATCTGGTCTGGTCCTCTTAGTACATTTGCTCCAAGACACTTACAACGAGCAAAGTTAACCATGCTGCTATAGTCTTGGGATATCTGAATACTAACTCCATGCTGAACTAAGTCAAAGCAGAGTTGTACAAAATTCTTTAAGAATACATATGAACACCCACGACCAGGCATGCAGAATACTAGGTTTTTACCCTTTAGCTTCTCCCATGCCAGATCATAGTCCCATTCTTGTTGTTGTTTCTTAGGCGGGTTTTTCGCCTTAACAGTAAATCCTTTAGCCATAATGTTTTACTAGGACATCATTATTATAACAGATTATATATGCCTAGTCAATATGACGCTTCATCGTAGTCATCTTCGGTTAACTTCACAATAGTAAGTTCATCATATTTGTTAACTCGCTCTTTAAGTTTTTGTATTAACTGATCTTCATCTAGATTAATTAGATCACTAACTGGAGTGCTATCCTTATCGTAGACATGGAATGAAGTATTCATTTTAGTTTAAACGCTAGTGTGATTCTCATGGGGCATGCTTGGTGCGAGAATGAATATCCTTTGTGAGGAATATTGCCGTCAAAGACTATGAGACGGTTCTGTACAGGTGGAATAATAATTTGTTCACTACCTTGAAGTAGTTGTGTGAATCCACCCCATTCAGGCAAACAAGGTACAATGTATAATAACACGGTTTGCTCACAATTATCTATATGAATAGTACCATCTCTACCTGGCCATTGTCCATTGAAGTATATCCTCTCTAATCTATTAGGTGTCTTAACAACTTTATCAATTTGCCCCTTTAAGTAACTATTATAATATTCTTGATCTGTAACATCATACTCTAAGAAATCTAAACCTGTACCATTGCTAGTTTGAATTCGCCATTGAACATCATTCGTATCTTCTATTACTCTCTCTAAATCTTTCGTACTTAAGAAGTTGTCATATTGTTCAATCATCAGTCTCTAGATAAACACCATCACCTTGGAGTGATATAAAGATATCGGTATCTTCGTACCAATTCATTTCATTAACTATTTGTTCTGGAATAGAAAGTATATATTCATCTGTTACTGAATCGACCCTGAGAGATATTTGTATTTTGGAATATTTTTTCACTATATCGTGGACTGACATTATGTTTTTATATATCAGAAATTTTTTTTATAGATTGATATCACTCTCTCGAATTGGGTCGTTTATAGCTTAAGAAGGTTCCTTCGTTTTAAACACGATATAACATAAGAACGAAAAACACTGTGGTTCGTTGATACTTAGTGCGTCTCACAGTTCTTATAACATAAGACTGCTAATCACATAATGCTCGGTGTTACTTAGAGTGTCATGATTACCTCTGTTGTTTGTTATACTTTATTATAACATAATACTCACAGACTGTCAACAACTGTGCAGGTCTTATGTATTAACAATTGCATAAGGATTTAAAGGACTGTGTGTTACAAACTGTGTGTCCCCTACTTGACATTCTGCGATCCTCATGTTACGCTCCCTTAACTAACAACATAATGACGCAATTAGACCCCTTAGAGTGTCATTTAGTGACCTTACAGTTAATAACAATAAACAACGCATATATGTTTATTTAAGTATTTAAAATAAATGCGTAGTTTTCCACAGATACTTATTACATTGTGGAAAACACTTATTGTTACTTAGTGGGGCAATCTCTCAAACTCATTGTGTATCAAGGGGTCTGTACATTTGAGACTTATATGCACTTAGTGTGGAATCTTCTGCGGTATTGTTGTTAACAACTAACTCGCAATCCTTCCATTGGTGAGTATACACTAGCATAGCAACTTTACAAGTTGGGAATAAACTATGCTCACAATGTGATGGTCTTTCACTAACACAAAAGGTTATGTAATCGTCTCCAACAAATTGTACATCACCTATAATATTATCATACTTGATTGTTACTCCGATTTGGAATTGTTCTCTCTGCATGTTACTAACTGGTGTAAGGTAGATGATAATAAGTCTTCAACATGTGCAGGTAATGTTGTACCTTTTCCATTCCAAATTGTTTGGTATTGTAGTAAGATAGCGTGGGTAAATGACAATTGATTGTGTGATAATTCAACTGTGTAATTAGATGTTTTAGATGTCATTTAGCACTCCTATTCTTATAAGTTTCATAATCGTTAGGGGGCGAAATCGGGCGTGACTCGGTGTTACTAACTGGATCATAGATATGATCTGGAAAGTGTTTAAAATACTCTAGGATTTGATCATAGTTAGTAATAAGAACTCGATCAGGATTAGTGTTCATAGATTGTTAATTAGTTTAATTAATTAGTGTGTGATTGATAATAATAAAGAGGGGGCAATATGCCCCTCTAAATTAACTCTCTGATAATGATTTTAACTCTAGGTTAATAACATCGAAGTCATTACTCATTATATCACATAGTTGGTTTAATTGCTTAACCCCACTAGCATATAAGTGAAACAATTGATCAACCTCGTCATCATCATCAACCATCACTATGTTACAATCTTCCTGCTCATATTTAGAAACAAAGTTAATAATAGATGCAGTAGATTTGTCATAGAAATCAACAAGAATCTCAGCACAATAACCATCAAAAAAGTTAATGTCTTTTGATAATTTGTCGAGGGTTAAAGAGTTTCTAGGCATGTAATTACTCTCCTACAAGTTCATTTAGTACTCGCAATACATCTTCACCAGTTTTACACTCATAGAAGAATGATTCAATGTCGATGTTAGCGAAAGGAACAGATTGTGCGAACATGATAATAAAATGAAACAACAAAAAAACTGGACTTACACTCAATGATTGTCGGCAATGCTAACTCCTTTGCGAAGTCTAATTATGCCCCATTGGATGCCAGAAGAGTTAGTTTAAACCTAACTCAAAACCATTTACGAAATCTTCAGTAAGGTTCTTGTAACCTACGAACCACTCAAATTGCTTTTGAAATACTCTAGCACCATAAGAAAACTCATCTAATAGTGCATTGAGTCTAGACTTAGTGGTGACTGACTGCCAACCGCCATCGAATAAAAGAATCGAATTGTCTTTAACTGTAGCAATGTGGTTACCATGAAGATAGATCATTGAACCAGTCTCATCGGATTTTACCATAGTGTTGGATGATGAGAAGTTAGAACGGTTTCTAACTGCTGAATTCATTTGTCTTTCGATCTTTCTCATAGAGTTGTGAATGATGTTTGTTTATACTATTATTATAGTGGGTTTTGGGGGTCAGTGGGGTGAGTGTGTACCACTTTGTCCACTGGCACACTAGACCCCTTGGTCTAGCAATAAATCTTTAAGATAGTCCTCGGCACACTCTTGTGCTTCATAGATATCATAAAATTGACCTAAGTGCACACTGTCACCAGTTAAGCAACCGTTATAAGTGTAGTTCATTGTCTGAACTACAAAACGATCTGCACCATAGTGGTAGATCGCTAGATTTGGATCTAGATCGTTATTTCTAGTATATTTGTCAAACATATTTGAAGAGAATGTTTTCTCATACTCAAAATTGAGATAGTCATCAGTTAAATCGATTGACTGAGAGAAGAGAGATTTAGTTGTATTTGAATTGTTCATATCTCTATTATACACACAAAAGGGGTCAGTTTGGGGGATTTGTGTGCCACTTTGTGCACTGTCACCAACAGGGGTCATCTTCCTCCTCAAATGATATAGGATTAAAAGAATCAAACTCTAGTTTGTATCCTATAACTTTTGCATCTTCATATAGTTGGGTGTTCTTATCATAGTATGAAACATTACTATCAAGATATTCCTGGATATGTTTGCATAGTTGATAGGGGTTAATCTTATGATCATCGTTATCATTATTATCTAATGATATTCTTACATTAAGATTAACAAAATTGTTACTCATTAACAGCAACCTCCCACATATCACAATAAACTGTTAACCAGTTTCTTTGATCTTCTGTTAGAGTATCATCAGTGCATAGTAAATCATCAGCACTAATAAACTCTTTATTTTCTAAAGTGCACCAGTCTGATAACACTTCAGTCATAAATTCCATTTTGCTCATTGACATAAATCCTCAAATCGTTTGGTGGTTTCTATCTCAATATCAGGGATAGTGCCTGTTTTTGAATTTTGTTCAAGTGCATATAACTGGTCATCGGTTAAATTGTTCTTGTTTCTATATTCTATCCATACTTCATCATAGATTGTTTCTAATAGTGTTTCATGATGTAGAACTGACATTTATGCAACCTCC